TGGGATCAGCAATAAGAAAATTGTATAAAGGCAGAAACGGCGAAAGGATTTATGCAAAATACAAGACGAAAAGAGGGAAAAGAGGTGGCCTGGATGAAAGTTAAGATCGAAGACTTCTTACTGGCAATGGGAGAATATTGCAAAGAACATGATGTTAGCGAGTGCTGTCCGGAAAATTGCAAGTTGAGTGTAGATCATGACGATCCGGGCAATGGCACAGAGTATAACGGATGCATTATGTTTGGATGCGATCATCCAAAATATGCCAAGAAGGTGAAAAAAGAAATTTTGAAGTACATGAAAGAAAAGGGGAAAAACCAATGATTAAAGGCAAAGCAAAAATGGAGTTCGGAACAGGTGATATCAGAATGACTGGCGCTTTGAGCGGTGGCATCGGAGCATTGTGCTGTATTACACAGGAACCACATGAGATAGGTGAAAAAGTTCCAGTTGAAGATACATGGGATACAGAGCAGGCGGAAGTTGTCCTGACATTCACAAAGACGGAAAGCATAGATGCACTCATAGGAGAATTGCAAGATGTAAAAGCAATGATGAATGGAAGTTATCCATTTGAGAACGTAAGTGTCAGGCAAAAAGATTTGGATTTTGACGCCTTCATGCATATAGAGAACAATCAAATTTATCGTGATTTCATGAAGAAAGGCAGAGAATAATGAGTAACGGATGGATTCCAACAACAGAAAGACTCCCAGATCAACGGGAATTCATAGAATCATATGTGCAAAGTGCATATGCGGCGGAGTTTCTGGTCACGATCGAGGGAGCTGATAAGGCAACAACGCTGTATTATTCCCAGACTGGTGTCTGGTTCGATGAACAGAGAGAACCGTATAAGGTTGTGGCGTGGATGCCACTTCCGGAAAGGTATAAGGGATAATGGAAGATAAATATACAAAGACACTTGCATGGATAATTACAACAGTTGCAGTAATTATTGCAATGAAATGGACGGGATCAGCGTGGTGCTTATGGGCGCTGCTCATTCCGGCAATGATAGAGTAGCAGAGAAGGTGATAATTTGCAGGAGAAACGAAGCAGAAAAGAGCAACGGATGGACAGGCAGCAGCATTATGAGGAACTGGAAAGCCGGCATGATGCAAAGGCGTTGGAGAGATTCCGAAGACCAGCTTACCAGAGTGTGAGTGTTGCGGAATATCTGGCACGGAAGTATGACATTACAGCGGAGGTGGATACCGGTGGACAAGGGCATTTTGATTGAGTACGCAGATATGAAAGAAGAGATAAAGGATCTGCGCCGGAGAATTGAGAAAATCCAGAAAGAATTGGATAAACTGCATGAACAAATTGTCGTGGATTCGGTATCATGCGGTAAGAAGGGGAAAAAGCCACTTGGCACGGTAAAGATCACTGGCAGACCGGTTGGCGTGATTTCCAGAAAAGAGCAGCTGCTGAACAAGCGGAACAGAAGGCTTGAGGAACTGGAAGAAGAACTTCTGGAAATGACAATCCAGGTGGAGGAATACATAGAATCCATCGAGAAGAGCGAACTGCGGATTATCTTCCGTTTGTATTTTCTGGATGATTTGTCGTATCCAAAGGTTGCAGATCAGATGAACAAAATGTTCCCGAAGCGCCGGATCCGGTATACGGACGAGAATATCAAGAAAAAAATTCAAAGATATTTTGAAAATGTCCCCCAATGTCCCGATAAAAAGTAGTAATATGATAACATCGAAAAAACAGAGATGGTTTTCGATACGATCTTTTTCATAAAGGATTCCCCTCAGTGTTGGAATAGGCGATCTGGTGACAGGTCGTCTTTTTCGTTGCAAAATATTAGCTTGGATGGTATTATAAAAAATATGTTTTCGTTCCAATGAAAGGAGATAATATGGAAGAAGTTTTTAAATATATACTTTCAAATGCTATCTGGATTCCTGTGTGGCGTATCGTTTGCGCGATAATTGCAGCTTTATCGCTATTTTCGTGTCAAAAGTTACTTAAACGAACAGAAAATATTTCAGAAAATCCGAAAGAGATTAAGAAAAAAATAAATCAATGCGAGGGATTTTGCAATGTCTTTTTAGGAATCTATATTCCTTTGATTTTTTTCTTATTTTCATGCGCAGTATCTGACAATAATATATATGTCCGTGCTTTTGTATATTTAGTTAGAGTTGCTGGATTAATAGGAATTACGGGAATATTGATTTGTTTACAGATTAGATTATATCGTTATAAGTCGGCTTTAATAGAGAAAGAAAAATGAAATGCACCCTTCGGGGTGCTTTTCTAATGCATAAAAAAACCAGAATTGAAGGTGGTGAAGTGGCAGGATATGAAAACATAAGAGGTGCAAACAGTAAAAGAACCCCGGAAGAGCGCCGGGAATTGGCAAAAAAAGCGGGTCAGGCAAGTGGCAAGGCAAGACGCAGGAAGGCAGACTTCCGGAAGACCTTAAACCTGCTGCTTACTGCCGAAATAGATAATGAAGAATGGAAGCCGGTTTTAGAGTCACTTGGTGTTGAGTGTACGCTGGAATCGGCTTTGCTTATGGCGCAGATCAAGGAAGCAATGGCAGGAAATACAAAGGCTGCGTATTTTGTGGCACAGTATGCCGGACAGAATGCACAGACTGCTGCAGACGATGCAGAGCAGAAACGCCGAACAGAGCGAATGGCAGCGGATACTGAGAAAATCCGCAGAAGCTCAGGTCATAGCGAACATGAGGATGAAGGAGTAGAGATTATCAATGACGCACCAGAAGAAACAGGTCCGGATATCGGAGATCATAATTCCGAAGTATCTGCAGATATTTAACAACCGGAGTATCAAGCACATTATTCTGACTTCTGGGAGAGCAGGAACAAAGTCCAGTTATGCTTCCATTCGGTCAGATTACCAGCTTGTATCGGATGCCAATGGTTCTGTTGTAGTGCTGCGTAAGCACCATAACAAGCTCAGGAAGACGGTATACAAGGAAATGCTGCGGGGGATCAGCCGTTTGCAGATACCGAAAAACAAGTTCCGGATTACGAAATCCCCGATGGAGATCATTTACAAGAAGTACGGGACAACAATGTACTTTGCCGGATCAGACGGTATTGACGATACAAAGGGTATCATTGACGAGGATAAACCGATCAAGCTGGTTGTCCTGGATGAACTGACAGAGTTTTTTGATGATGGCGAGGGCGAAGATGAGCTGACCAACATTGAAGCAACGTTCGTCCGTGGAAATAAGGGTGGATTCCAGATGATCTATCTGTACAACCCACCAAAGAACCCGAACGCTCCGATCAACCTGTGGTGCAAGAAAATGGAAAAGCGTGAAGACTGCATCCATATTCACACGGATTACCGGGATGTGCCAGTGGACTGGTTAGGTCCTGACCTGATTGCATCCGCTGAGATGATGAAGAAAGCAGATCCGAAGATGTACCGGTGGGTATGGCTCGGTGAAGCGATTGGCGTGGATGAACTGATCTATTATATGTTTTCCGATCGGCACAGACAGAAGCCGGATCCGGACAGGAGATATGACCGGATTTACATTGGTGGCGACTATGGTCAGCAGAATGCGACAACCTTTGAAGCGTTTGGTCTGGACACTTACCGGAAGAAATTTCCGGGGCTTGGAGAATATTATCACAGTGGACGGGAATCTGGAAGACAGAAGAGCCCGTCTGAATATGCAAGAGATCTGGTTGAGTTCATGGATGA